ATAAACCAAGATTGTACATTTGATCAAGCTAACTTTAAGAAGTCCCTTAGAAATGCAAAGGTATACTATTCTGTAGATCTTAAGGATGCTACAGATAGATTTCCTATCACATTTATTGAAGGACTTCTGAAAAGTCAACTTCCTTCCTCTTATGTTGATGCATGGAAGGATGTGATGGTAGGTTATTCATTTGATTGTCCAACTGGTAAATTAATTTACTCTGTTGGAAACCCAATGGGTGCCTATTCATCTTTTCCTTCTTTTGCATTAGCACACCATTATATAATATATTACTGTTGTAGAGTTTTAGGAAAAGACTGAAAAAGTCTTCCTTATGCTCTACTTGGTGATGATATTGTTATTGGTGATAAAGAGGTAGGGGAATTGTACCTTGAAGTAATATCAACCTTAGGTTTAGAATTCTCTATTAGTAAAACTCATAAAAGTACACACCTTTTTGAATTTGCTAAAAGAATGTTCTACCATGGGGTTGAGATTACACCTTTTCCAATTAGTGCCTTAAAGAATTGTGGTAGATCAGTATCTGGTCTAACAACATTACTTTGAGAGCTAACTAGATCAGGTAGAATCACTTTAGGGTTAACGCTTTCGTCAAGTGTAGCTCTTTATTTTGGTGTCGTACATTCTCTTCCTAGTAGAGTTAAATCTATAAAAGAAGAAACTGCATGACACGTCGAAAGCGTGCTAAACATAGCACACGGTCTTACCCTTGCTAATGAGTATGTAAACACACTTATTAGGAAAGGCTCATACCGTCTTCCACAACTAAATGAAGAAGTTTGTAAAAACTTACTTCAAAATATTGTTGTGGAGGCTTTCGCAGATTCTAATATATTTAATCAAATAAAACAATTTAATTATAATGATATCCCCTTAAGGGGATCATCAGAATCATTAATGTTTTTATGAGATAAATATACTAAAGAATTTGGTAAAGAGTGTCCTCCTTTCGCTCGTGGGTTTAAATATATTGATCTACCTCAAGTACAGGCTTATAAAGCTGTACAACGAATGTATGATCAATTATTTGAAACCCTCGAAAAGAGGGACCTGACTGGTGAAGAATGAACTTTAGCTATGAGAACTTTCGCCCTACCCAGAACTGATAAATCAATTATGGATAAGGGTGATTATCTTATTGCTAAAGCCACTCTTCAAGTCACTAAATTAATGAAACAGAGGTTAGAAATATTACAATTCTACCCTCAATTATTAACTTAGCGATTGGTGAGCCATAGGCTTGATAACCTAAGGACTTATAGTGGATGTAGCTCACAGGGGGTAAACTGTGAGATAAGCCACTACAAGTATCCT